AGCAATTTCTGCACTACGACGGCTGGAAAGGATAGTACCCAGCCAGTTAACAATATCCAGAATATCCATACGAGTCAGCAAGCTATCCGCACGACCATTAAGGATATTAGCAATAGCTACATAAGCAGTAGAGATTGCCGCATCACCAGAACTAATCCAACCATATCCTTTCAGGCGTTCCCCTGCTGGACGTAGTTCGGAAAAGTCAATAACTAAGGTATCCGCCGGGTATTTACCAGCCATCAGCTTACCAATTGACTTGGCCCAAGCTTCTGCACTGTCACCGATCTTGATACGCCATTCCTTAGTTTCAGGATCAAACGTCTCTACGTTTTTCTCGTTACCGCCCTTTTGGGTACGTGTCGAACGCACGACCTTTATGTTCTTTATAGGTTTCGAGAAGCCGTTTAATGTGCCCACAATCGGCTTGAAGCCTACCCCACAACCTTGCAATAGTAGCCATAAAATATCCACAATATCGTAAATAGTTTCAGCATGTGTGAAACTACAGTTAAACTGACTAGCTTCACGAGTCTTAGCTACAGACGTACCGCCCAGCCACAGAGTACGACCGCTCATCAATACCTTACGATCTAGCATCAGCTGTTCTAGATCGTATAGTTCAGCGTATTCTAGATCGTTTAATTCACGACCTACTGAACGTTCCCAAAGCCACGCTTGGTGATCAATCACCCGCGCTATTGTTTCTGCCCATGTTTCAAATTCTTTACCATCGTCGCTGATAGGGCGATTATAAGTACGACGGGTGATAACGCTTGCTCGTGTGCTAACTGTCATTAATATCCTTCTTCCAATTCTTTTAGTAATGCTTGTGAGGCATGAATAGAATCTCGCAACTCTGATTTCATGGCCTCGATATTGGTTATTCCACTATTAGGATTGTGATTTCCCCAACCAAACCTAATAATTTTGCCAGCTATTTGCTGTACTTCGCCTGCTTCTTCAATGACATGTCCCAACATCCCATCTAAGGATGTTGGTAGAAACTTAACGTGCATTGAATAGTCTTTCCTGAAGAGCGTACCCTTCTAGTTCCCAAATTTTGTTAATCGCGCGTTGACGACTAAGGGTCTTACCGATTTCTGGATCAAAATCTGACTTATCTACTTTGCCAGATTCACCGGTTACGGCAAACCCATTACGAAGGATAAGTTCACATACAACCATTTTGCCACTTGGCAAAATGGTATAGGATTCTTCTACGATTTGATCTAAAACTCTATCAAGTGTTACTGTATTACTCATCTGCCTGTACTCCCAAAACCACCAGTTCCGCGTGCAGTATCATTCCAAATATCGACAAATTCAGGAACTTCAATTTTCTGAATTACAATTTGTGCAATACGATCACCATCTTCAATAGTGTAATCTTCCCAACCATTATTAGCCAGAATTACTTTAATGCTACCACGATAATCACTATCAATAATTCCAGTACCCCAAGATGTAATACCTTTATTACGTTGTGAACTACGTACATCTACAAAACCTGCGAAACCTACTGGAATCTTCATAGCAATACCAGTATTAACCATTGTCTGTGCGCCAGGCGGAAGTACAATTTTAGTACGAGGCAACTGAGCAGTACCTTCTAAAGCTACTACGCGATATGGGCATGATTCAATCCATGAGTCGAACCAACAGAATAGGTCAGCACCTGCGTCTGTTGGATTAGCTCGTTTTGGTAGAATAGCGCCTGGTCCTTCTTTTTGACAAGCTATCGCATATTTAGTACCTCCATCTTCGTGAGGGCTACCAATTTGCACAAAACTACCGGTTTTATATTGTAAAGACACTTTTAATTTCCTTGATATTTTCTTCGCCAATGGCATCGTCACAGAAAGTAACTAAATCCATTAGTTCATAATTGCGCAGCAAGTTCTCCTTGCCGAATTCATTGAGATTTTTAATATACACGTACTTGCCAGGAAGTGGAATACTACTAGCAATGTCTAATGCAGAACCATATTGTTTAATAAGTTTAGCTGCAGTAACTGGCCCAATTTTAGGAACACCGGGAACATTATCGCCAGAGTCTCCCATTAGACATTTCATTGAGATATACTCTTCAGGAGTAACATCATAATGTTCGTGCCAGTTGTCTATACTTACTTCTTTCTGCGTAACGTAACTAAATCTAGTTACGCCTTCTTGAATAAACAAATCCCAATCCCTATCAGAACTGAGTAGTTTAATTCTTGAAAAGCCGTATTTGTCTTTGTTATTAACAATATGACCTGCGCAATCGTCTGCTTCTACTCCCTTGAATCGAAGAACAGGATATTCAGCTTCTTCTTGATAATGCTGAATAATATTATTATACTCTTCTAAAAATTTTAGAAAGTACGCTGCCTCTTCTGGAGTTTGTGTTTCTTGTTTCTCTTTGCGATTTTGTTTGTATTCTGGGTAAATGGCTTTCCGATAGGTACTACTACCCCAATCGGAAAGGATTACCACTTGTTCACATTTGAAGCTACGTTTAAAACTGTTAACTGTTTTAATATAGTCATCCAAAAAGAACACAGCTCCCTGATGCTTCCATCTAAAAGCTAAGTTAAGTGAATCAACGAGAAGTACTGAACCTTCGTCTACCTCACTCATTTTGGAAAAGGTTTTTGACATGTTTGAACTGTAAAATTTGGCGGCGAACTATCTATTATACACGAAAAGCTTTACCACGTCAAGCTATAAATTTCGGAGCCTCATTTATAAGCCAGTCGTCTAGTAAGGATACATAGAATTCATATCCTTGGACGCTTATAAATACATGGCTATATGTACAACTAGGAATATCCTTAAAAGCTACAAATAGTTTGCTGCGATCGAATTTGAAGATTAATAGAGGTTCTTTACTAACTTGTTCAGCTTGTCTAACCGCCTGTTTCCAGAATTTGATTAACTGAGGGTCTTTGCTAGTAAGTATTCTACTATCTAAATGGTCTTCTGCGTAGTGTTTACACTCTACACACCATAGGTTTTTTTCATTGGGTACATATAGATCACCCTTGAGTCCGTGCTTTTCGTTGAGGGCGCCGGACCCCGGCACCCTCTCCCATTTTAAACCTGTAGCAAGTTTAAGAGCATCTTTGACTACAGTCTCAGCCCTAGCACCTTTTGCTCTAGGATCAACTGCCATCTGCTAACATTCCTACTATGAAAGCCTTTTCAGATACGGTGAAAAATCTATTATCCCATAAAGTAATAGTAGTAGATTCTTCAGGTTCTAAATGTTCATGATATTCAGGTATGCCCTTATTGTCATATACCGTTACTAACAGTACATGATTAGATTCAGTATTAGTAACTACTGCTTTAGACGTCATTATTCAATCCTAGAAATGTTCTTGGTCTTTACAACGTAAAGCTTCTCAAGAAGTGGATGGGTAAATCCGTGAGAGATTAAGAAAGTATTGATACCTTCCTCTTTAACTAATACCTCAATTAGCTTTTCTTTGCCTTCAGCATCAAGATTTTCTATAGTTTCATCAAGAATCAATAGATTGGCTTTTGTATTACTCAAGGATTGCATTAGCTTCCTAATAGCCAGCAGAGTAGCAATGTTAACCCTAGCACGCTCGCCGCTACTAAGTGCCACAATATCAACGTCTTCACCGTTATCGTTGATGATGACGTTAAGCTTGTCGCTAGAATTGATTTGAAAGCTGATTTGAAATCTTCCATCAGCCATTTCAGCCAAATACTCATTAGCGATACTTTCTAGGTCTTTAACTAATCCCTCAATTTTGTAAGCAACTAAACCAGTAGGGCTAAAAGCTTTTACCAAAATAGACAAGGAATTACTTCTACGAGATAACTCGGTTAATACAGCCTGATGCTTTTCCTTTTCTTCTACCATTTCTTGACGCTGTGCAATAATTGTATCAATTCTTGCGTTTCTAGCAGAAATTTCATTATTCTTACTAACAGTATCAGCAATTAACTGTTTAGCATCTTTCAATGCTTTAGTAAGTCTAGCGATTTCCTTATCTAGGTGGTCACCATCAAGTAAATCAGTAGGAGCAGCAGGATTGTAGAGCCCATGATACTTCTCATATTCTCTAGCGGAATCTTCGGCAGCTTTATGGGCCTTCTGTAGTTTTAGAAGTTCTTCTAACTCTACATCTAATTCCATTAGAGTTAAAGTACCGGTCTTAATTTTAGATTCAGAATTAGCAATACTATCAGAAATGTGAGTATGATCTACACCTAAATCAGTACCGCACGTAGGACAGGTAGTTTTAATACCTTTATTTTTAGTAACAGAAGCGCGCTCTGCCGCAATGGATGCTTTTAATACTGCAATTTCGCCTCGTACCTTATCAATGTCTGCTTGAGTTACCGATATGGTGGGCGCAGGTACAATTTGTACACTATTGAGTAATTTAAGGTATTGGGCATTTTGAGCTCGTTGTTTGTTTTCAACTACAATATTTGATTTTAACGTAGTTGCTTCTAATAAAGGTCCTTCAAGCATAGGCAGAACTGGTAGTTCTAATAACTCCTGCTTGTTTAAATCTTCATTAGCGTATTTACTAATCCAAGCAACAGCTTGATTGATTTTACCCTCAACTACGGCAAGCCTCTTAGCTATATCCGCCGCTTCAAATTTAAATACATCTAAAGCGTTTGTGTATTTACCTAAGTGAAGAAGATCAATTAAGAACTTCTTACGCTGAGTATCAGTAGCTGTAAGAAACTCAAGACTAGATGTAGAGCTTTGATATATGATCTGACTAAAAGTCTTGTGATCGTAACCAATTAGGGTTTCAATATCCTTGAAAGTACCTGTAGCTGTATGACTAGAAATATCTTCGCCATTACGCATTAGACTGATTTTCTGAGTCGTTCCGCGTGTAGTTTCGATAAAGTAATCATCTCCATCTTTTTCGAAAGACAAGCTGATGTGATAAGCTTTAGCGCCTGAAACTCTATTGAGAATAGCGCCCTTCTTAATGTTTTTACTATTTTTGTTATATAGGACCTCTTCTAGAATTAGTCCAATGGAGCTCTTACCATGCCCATTTTTACCAACTATTTGTGTGATAGGATTAGTATCTAATCTAATTACGTTATCAGCACCATAGCTAAAGCAGTAGCTCCAACGAAGTTCTTTATATTTAATCACTGATCTTTGACTCCAATCCTTTAAATTCTTGAAGCACCTCATCAATAGATGTAGGATTCAATGCAAGGATAAATTCTAGATATTCTGCTAATTCTTCAGCCATTGTCATATCACTATCTAACATAAGAGCCACATCGGTATTACGATTAGCAACTTTCTTATCTAGTAAGTCATTGTTAGCAACGTCAGATAGTTCACTAAGATCGCCTTCTACTTCATAAATAGTGTGATCGTAGTCAGTGGGTGTCATTTCTTCACCGGCCTGAATAGTTTTACGAATTAATTGGGGAAGACCCAAACTAATCCATTCATGGCTGAGGTCATTGGTATTAAGAATGATGACGCCATTATCGACAGGATTACGATGAAAGCTAGTAGACATAGGAGAACCAGGATATAGGATATTACGCTGAGAGTTCTCATAACTGTGTAAATCCCCGGCCAATACAACCTTCCACCTGTCAAACATTTCCAGAGAAACTTCCGGCTTAACGTGCGGCGGGATTTCTCCTCGTACGTGTGTAACGAGGATATCTGAGTGGAAGTCAATGTCCGCAGGATGATATTCTTTAAGTTTATTGTAAGGAATAAAATCAATGTCATCAATAGTAGCAAAATCATCAATGATGCTAACATTGGGGTTGAGTACATTTGTTGTTCGTTTTAAATTTGTAAGGAATGTAGTATTTTTCTTTACACTTTCATGATTACCAGGAATCATAATAGTCTTTTTAGTAAAGATTTGAATAAATTCAAAGTACACTTCTAGTTCTTCAATTGTAGGCATTCTATCAAAGATATCCCCACCTAAAATAACTAGATCCACAGTTTTCTGTAGCTTTGAGATTTTGTCGTGGAATAGCTTGTAGCGATTTAACGCCCAAGGAACTGGAACATTCTTTTGTCCCAATTTTATATGAATGTCTGCGATGAATAAAACTTTCATTGTTCTTGAAACTCTACTTCTGCAAAAAACACTTTCTTTTCATCTTCACCTACGCCACGATGTACACTAACGCTAACTAACTCCCATCCATCGCTTGACATTTCTTGAAGTTCTTGGATTAGTTTTTCTAGACGTTCTTTGTTTGTTTTAGCCATTTGGCCTCCTAAATGAAAAGGCCCCTCTACTTTCGTGAGGGGCCTCGTTGATTAACCTTGAAGTTCGTTCACTGCTTCTTTATCAGTGGTAGAACTAGATTCTTCAGTATCACCCGCACCATTCTTAATACGTTCCAGAGTCTTCAGAACGTCTTCCGGTTTTGCACGTGGGTACTTTTCATCGATACTCTTTTCTGCAGCGATAAGGTCACGTTCAGCTTCGGTCAGTTTGCGTGGCTTACAAGCCAGAGCTTTAAGGGTGTATTCTACGTTGAAAGGCAGTGGGCCAGTCTTGGTTTTCTTGAATACAACATCCCAGCCAGTATCTGGATCGGTAGGGTCACCAAGGTCTTCTGCAGCAGTAATGATCTGTTCAAACAGCTTCTTCTTCAGGTTAAGAACCTTAGCCTTGCCATCTCTAGGATCAATACAGTTAACAGAGTAACTCCAGCTGCACTTAGCTTCTGGGAAGTAACTGTTAACGTGGTCAACTTCTTTATTGTTGAATCGTTCTTCTTCACGATCAAAAGCTAAACACTCAACAGGAATATCCTTGTTGTTAGTGCCTTTTAGCCAGTAAACGTAACGTGGAAGAACACCACCGAATAGACGAACAGTGTTATCACCATCCTTATATTCGTAGGATTCTACGGTATTCTTGACTGCTTTACCTTTGGTGTTTGCGAATGCTAATGCCATGTTTAAATTTCCTCGTATTTGAAATTAATTTGATTGTTTGCTATATTTAACAGCGGGTTGTGCTTGATTGTCTGTATATTTACGTCAGGATAAAAAGATAAATCCAGGCCTTTATAGCCATAAAATTTGTATAGCGCATAACTACGTCTACCTGCTAATCTAATATACTGAGCAATATAACTAGGGTCTGTGATCTTGTCTTTAAAAAGATCGGTTGGGTTAATAAGAAAACTGCTTCCTTTTAGGAGAGCAGCGTTGAATTTAATTTGCCATCTATTAGATGGAATTTCCTTCTTACTATAAGTCTCCAGTATCTTTATGAGTTTAAGAGTCTCACCACCTGACACAGTCTCTAGATTTTCCAAGTTAAAGAACAATGTCATTTTCTGCCTTAGAACTAATATTATATCACTTTGCGTATATCCACGCAAGATTAAATTTTAATACCTTTTGATATCCCAACCTTTTTCTAGATAAAAAGCTAGACGTGCTTCGTTCTGACTACGACTAGCTCCATCGGAGAAATTGATATCATAAACTTCTGGATCCAGTTTTCCTGGATGCTGTCTCATGATACGACCGATAATTTGCTCTAACAAACCAGTGAATGCAATTGGTTCCGCCAATATTAATGCACTTAACGCATTAACAGAGATGCCTTCTGAGAAGATTTGGCGGCTGCCAGCAATACAGCCTTTGGTTCCATTATTGATTTCTTCTTTAATTCTGTCGCGATCCTCTTCTGAGGTGTCGCCAGTAACCAACACACACGATTCACCTATGTATTCCTTTAATTTTTCCAAGAACTCAATACGACTGGCTACAATTAAAACACTGTAGCCTTTATCAATAAGTTGACAAGCTAACTTAGCTACAAATTGTTGATATTCATCATCATATAACAGCCTATTTATTTTAGTAGCCCAAGGTAATCCTTGTTCTAAGAAAACACCTGGTTTCAATATATTCACATTAGGAGGAATAGTATTATCAACAGGAGGCTTGTGAATATTAGAAGAGAAAAAGTCTGTTAGTAAAACATGTTTTCCATCTTTTCTATCCATCGTACCACTAAGACCAATACGGTATCTAGCATACAATGAATCGACTACTTCTGTAAATGTCGACGCTGGTACGTGATGGGCTTCATCTAGGATAATTGTACCGAATTCTTTAGCTAACTTAGGTAGATGTTTGGTTAAACTTTGAATATTTCCTACTACAATAGCATGGTCTTCAATGTCGAACTTACCACTACCGACAACGCCAATTGGCATGTTGAATAAGTTTTTAGCATCTTTAATCCATTGATCTCTCAATGAAGTAGTATGCGTAATTACTAAAGTCTTTTGTCCTAATTTTCTAGCTATATGTAAGGCCGTAAAAGTCTTACCCCAACCTACCTTAGCATTGATAAAGCAAGTATCATCTACTTTATCAAACACCTCCTGTTGGCTAGGTCGTAATGGATGTCTAGGGTCTGGGAATGGTACTTCTACAATAGTTCGTTTATCTACTATTGTATAGCCTTCTGGAATTAAGTCAGACCGCCCTTGCGGAATAGTAATAATCCCTCCAGCAAGTAGAGTATAATTTTTAATATACTCTACTTGCTTCTTTGGATTAAGCTTTCCACTAGGCAATCTTTGAAAAGTATTTTTAACAACAGAGTAGGTCAAAGCATCTACAATTGACTTCATTTGATCTCTGTCTAACTTCTCAATATAAATCCGATTGGATATAATTGCTTTTGGCACTAAATCATTCTCCTAGTATCTGAGTACTTTTTATCATACATACCATAAAAAATATTGATACCTTTATATTCTAATATGCCTGCGTACTTTAAATGGTCTTTAGGAATAAATAGGGTTTTAAATCTGTCCGGTAGTCCTTCTACTTCGATTATAGAACCTGTAGTTTTTGAAGGAATTACACTACGTACTTTACGGAATCTTAGTTTTACAGACGTTGTCTTTTTATAAGTAAATACTTTACCATTATTATCAATAAACCAATAGTTACTTTTGGCTAGTTTGATAAAATCGCCAAGATAATAGATAGCTACTCTCAGCGGGTAAATTGGCGCAGACTTCGCCGTCATAGCAAGTCTGCGCTGTGCCAGCGTAGTTCCTGGCTCTTCTAAATTATCGACAATCTTGATATTTGTTGATAATGTGTTATCATCCTGATTAAGATAAGTATTGGAGTAGTAAACTACTCCATCCTTGATTTCAGGTTTACGATTTGTTAGGCGGAATACGGGAAAGGACACCTGACTCAAGTTTGTAATAGTTCTCATAATCTCCAAAACTGTAGTCATCACCAATATCTTGGTCTACACCAATTGGATGCATAGGAATACTACAACCACGATCTTTCTGCGTATTTCTACGTAGAATCTCACAATATGCCTCTACGTCTTCTTCTTTAACTAGTGCAACTACCGAGTCGTGTACCAGCATAAAGATGTGAGCGTCTAACCCTGCACGACGTACTTCGTTGGCCGTATCAATTGCACCAAGTAAGTTAGCATCTGAAGCCAAACTTTGTACCTCAGCGTTAATACCACTACGCACTTCGTGTGCAGCAATACCTTTATCGCTAGAGAATACATTAGGCAGGCGACGCTTACGACCAAAGAAGGAATAGGTATACCCATTCACTTCAATAAATTGCTTACGAGAATCTAGCCACTTCTTCAATTTCTTGAATCGTACGAAATAAGCCTTAATGTCTTCCTTAGCCTGTTCTAGCGTATAGGTACTATCTGGATCGCCCTTGTTAACACTCTCTACCACTTTAGCGGGTCCAGAACCATAAAGGATACCGAACGAAATAGCTTTAGCGGCCTGACGCATTCCACCGTAGAGCTTCTTCACTTGTCCAACTTCACAAGGTAAGTTGAATACCATTTTAGCAATGGTTGAGTGGAAGTCACCGCCAGAAGAGAAAACCTTCATCAATTCTGTATCGCCACTGAGTACAGCCGCATAGTACATTTCTGCGGTTGCCAAGTCCTGGCTAACAATTTTGTAGCCTTTGGGAGCTTTGATACATCCCTTGATAATTGGATTATCACGAGGAATCTGTTGAGCGTTAAACTTACCAGAACTAGACAAACGACCCGAAGTCGTAAAAGTCAGGTTAAAGTTGGTACGAATACGCTGATCACGATCCAGTTCAGGAAGAATCTTAGTGATATAGCTACTCTGAATCTTCTTAAGTTGACGCATCTTAAGAATAGCTTTGGGCAGTGCATGAGATTCTGACAGTTCTTCCAGAACTTCAGCATCCGTACTAATTGCACCAGCTTTGGTCAATTTGCCTGTGGGCGCTAAACCAACGTAATCGAATAGCACCTTACGAAGCTGCATAACGCTGGCTGGATTGAAGATAATCTTGTTATCTTCTTCGAATTGCTTAACTGCAGCAAACTTATAAATTTCTTCATTTGCTGCTGCAATTTCAAGTTGTAGATACTGCTCAGCCGCTGTTAGGCGTTCTACGTCCATTGGAATGCCAACCTCTTCCATATCCATTAGGAATAGAATACCTGGCATCATTAGGTTCTCATAAACCCAATTAATCTTCTTATTAGCTTCAACAATCGGACGGAACTTAGAGAATAGTTTCCAGGTTACAGCCGTATCAATTGCAGCATAGTTACTAATAATTTCAAAAGGAATTAGATCGTATGTGAAGTCATCCTGAAGAATACCATGTTTAGCACAGTATTCTTTCTTATACTCATCCAACTCAGCATCGTAATCACCGAAATCGGTGTACTTAAGTGCTAAAGGTTTCAAACCATGACTATCGTTCTCGTCTAGAAGATAGTGCAAAATCATGGTATCGTGAAGCTGATCGCGTCTAAACTTAAGTCCAAGATGGTATGCAATCATCTTGTAATCGAACTTAATGTTGTGGAATACGACCGGGAATTTGTCAAAAATTTGCTGTAAAAGGTCTAATGCATATTCACTTAGAATATCGGTAAGGATATATCTACCGTGCTTCTCTTTATAAGATAAAGAAATACCTAGTACATATCCATCTCGTGGATATAGTGCTGTCGTTTCCGTGTCGGCTGCTACATAAGGAGCATTACTATTAAGAACTTCTAAGAAGAAAGCTACTGCTTCATCTTCGTTGCAAATACCTTTGTAATCCCCGGTTGCTTTAGCCATGCCCACTTCACCAAGTTGGTACTTAATGATTTTATCAACTGCACGTTGAAAATCTGGCTTACCTTCTGGCTTAAAAATAAGCATAGCGGGATTGCTGATACACACGAATTTGTCGTCTACCAGCATACCAGCATAATTGGTAACAGAAGTTATCTTTGCGTATTCTTTTGCAGCTTCTGATCCTACAAGAATAACTAGATCGTATTCAGTTAGATCAATTTTTAAATCCACATCTTTCTTCAGGAGTTTAGTAACCGGTACTGAACTCATGTGGAATTGTTCAAATTCGAAATTGAAATACTTAGAATAGTTATTCTTACTAGGAGCCTTGTCAATAATTGCTACTTTTTGTCTAATCATTGTGGTACTAGTTTCCGTCCGTTTGTAAGAGTAATAAATTGATTGGTTTTGATAAGAAACTCGTTCCAGCGCTTGGTCCAGGGACCTCTAAAAGAGATAACCCAAGTCTTATCTGCCATACCTTCTACACGATGGAAACGTGTTTTCCGAGTAATAATCGGAATAATAGAAGGAGATAGATAATTGAATTCATGCATTCCTGGAGCAATACGAACATCTTCTTTTAGAAGACCATATAAAACCCAAGAAATGGCATCAAATGCATGATTATGATATGCTTCCCTGCTGCCTTTGTCAAAACAAAGCAAAACAATCGAGAAGGTTTCTTTAGACTCAATTAACCAATAGCCTGTCACATTGGACTCAGGACCGCCATCTTTAGCTTTAAAAAATAGTTTCATTTTTGTATGTACTCTCTAATGGAATCTACATACTCTTGATCTAAATCTCCTGGGTCCATATCGTCAGGTAATGTAATTACTTCCACGATAAAGTCCAGTTCTTCGATTAATGGCTTTAATTTTTCAGCGGCCACTCGGCCTGGTTCGTCGCCATCAAAGAGTATATATATGTGCGTAATACCTTGAGCTTTAATTGGCAGTAACTTTAAAGCTATATCTTTTTGTAATGTGTTTGTGCCGAAACATGCAGTTACGTTATGAATACCTTTGTCATAAAGGTTAAGCATATCGAAGATACCTTCCACAAGTACTGCACTTTTATACTGCTTGTCGTACTTAACTGGATAAATAGGTAGCTCTACATGTCTAGGGTAGTATAAGTATCTAGGACTACCATTAGAAACCATGTGTCTTCCTACAAAGACAGCAATTTTGCCTCTAATATCAGTAATCGGAAACACTAATCTATCGAGAAGTTTGTCTTCTCGATATGTAGTGAAAGCCTCAAAGTGTTTAAGTGTTTCTACACTAATACCACGATAAGTCTTGGAGTAAGGAGTTGCACCTTCTGGAAAGTCTAACCCATCAAATGAGATTTTCAACTGATTTAATTTATCTTTAATCTTGGCCACCTTAATAGAAGTATGGTTAGTTAAAACACCAAAGTGCTTAAAGATATTAGTTTTAAATCCGCAGCTGAAACAATGAAGTACACCAGTTACTTTATCAACACGAAGACTAGGATTAGTATCTTCGTGGTCTGGATTTAAGCATTTGATTAGATAGTCTCTACCAGATACTTTAAATGGAATGCCTTCCTTATTCAGGAGGTCTAGTACTGGATCGCTCAATGTTGTCCTTATAAAATTCTACACAGGCGGCCCAACCATTTTGAAAGGATAAGAGATTTTCAAAAGCCCTATCGGAAAGTGGTTCGTCGGGAACAGTTGAACCTATTGGATAGAATAAAGTCCAAAACTCGTGAGAAATATAAGCAATTTCTCCTTCACCCAACTGTTCAATTAATTCCGTATGAGTCTTCATAAAATGGGCCAATATACTTTCATTAGGGTCGGTTCAGAAACCTTTAAAAATGCATTAGGATGCTCATGCATCCCAGGGTAGATCACTTTTTGCATCAGGAGTAGCTTCTGGGGCTTCTTTTTTCTTTTTACCTGCTTTTTGTATTTTTTCGACATGTTCAGGATTATCAATAGGTGTTGGGCTAATACGGAGAGTTTCCCAATCAATTGCACTAGTGAATTTCATTTCTGCACTACCACGAATCTTGGTCGTATCGAAAGTGATTGAATTTTCGCCTGCCTTTAGTACAAGTGCAACGTCAGCAGCATCCAAAATACCCTTAGCGAAACGAGCCTCACCTGCTGCATCAATCTGATATGGAGATACCATCACGATTTCGTACTTACGAGCTAAGTCTTTCAACTTGGTCGAAACAGTAATCTGAGGTTTCCAGTCATACTTGTCTGCACCATCAACCACAATTTGGTTAATGTAGTCGACTACTGCTACAGTGAATTTTTCACCAAATTTTGCTTTAATCTTACCTAAATGCAAATCTAATGCTGTTAGACTAAGTTTGCGATCGTCAACGATAATGATTTGATTATCGTCTTTTAGTTTGCAGTTTCGTACTAGCTGTTCTTCAAATCTGTAACGATCACGATGCTTTAGAAAGTCCATTACTAGACCGTCTGCATCCTTGAACATACCTGCACGTGTTTTAACAAGTGCTAGAACTTCTGAATCTGATAAAGTACCTTTACGAATATTGCTATGAGGCACTTTTGCAAGGATAGACATGGTACGCTCTAGCGTTTCATGTCCTGTCATTTCAATTGTAAAGTACGCGGAAACATTACCAGATTCATACTGATTACAACAAATGTTATTAGCTGTAATAGATTTACCGCTACCACGTTCACCACCAATCATCAAGTATTCTTGACGGGCTAGACCACCGGTTACGCTGTCGAACGTATTGTTCAACCCCATATGATAGCGTAGCTTAGCAATATCTTCTGGAGGAATGAACAACATAATGTCGCTCATGCTATATACACCTTCGGCTGTAAAGGTCTTTTCATCCAGAGTAAGTACGATACTACTTAAGTTTGACTTAATTTCTTCAGTATCGTAAATTGGTAACTTATCAATAAATTTATCTAGTAAACGAATCGCCTCATTTTGAGTGTATTGATCTACTAAAGCATCCAGAGCCACTTCTGAAGTGATTTCTGGTACTTCTGCTAATTTTAGAGTAGCTAGCGTCTTTAGTGAAGGCCCTTCTCGTAGGGTCAATTCTAAATCTTCAAAACTAGGAACGGTACTATATTTTTCGTAATGACGACCAATAGCGGCGTATAGAGTTGAAAACGCAGGATCTAAATAAACTAGCTTTATTTTCGCCCACAGATCAAGATTTTGCTCTGTAAGCAGTTTATTTAAAACTACGGCGGAGATATCTATGATGATCTCCTTTAATTAACTTTTGCTTCGTTATCTACGATAACGGAGTCTAGAATTTCTGTGAGTTTGTAGATGGTTTCGGCGCGGAGACGATTTAAATCGTGCTGATAATTTGCGCTTTTATCGTACATAAGGCTAAGTTGCTCGTGGATAATCATTTGCTGAATACCAAAAGCAATTAGATCGTGCGCATTAGTACTGTCAGGCATTACGTCAACCTGAATATGCTTACCGTAGTTGTGGGTAGCCTGTCTAACTACTTCTTCCTTAGTAAAGCTCTGACTATCGTTATATGTTATAGTTACTTGCATGTTCTTTCCAACAGTGTTAGAGACTTAACAAATACTTGTCAAGTGTATTTGTTAAACCTCCAGTAGAAAGGGACAGAGAGCTTTTAGTAAACTCTCTGTCCCAAATCAATTAAGCAGCCTTAGCTTCTGCTTTTGCCTTCTTATCTGCACCCTTGTAGTCGGCACAGTTAATGCCACGACGGGTCAGAAGGGTCTTAAGACCACGTTCGGTCTTATCAGCAGCCTTAGCAATTTCTGCTACGGTCATGGTTGCAATCTTGTCGCCTAGGGCAGCAACTGCATCCACGGTTTCCTTAGCATGGCTTGCCTTTTGCTTAGGAATGCTAGCGATTTGCTCGTTACGGGTCAGGCTAAGAGCCTTACCACGAACGCTGGAAACGCTCTTACCCAGAGCTTCTGCAATGTCTTCAATGAAGGCACCGCTGTTAGCCAGGGAGATAAACTGAGCTTCTTCAGCTGCAGTATAGGTACGAGCAACTTCAACCTTTTCAGCTGGCTTCACTTGAGCGGTAAGTTCAAGAGCAAGAAGCTTACCTTGAATTTGCTTAGCGCTGAAGGAACCACCGTTGAATTGCTCAGCGATTTCCTTGTAGGTCAGTGCACCAGCATTGCTGTTAACGAAGGATGCCAGAGCAGCGCTTTCGTCAGCAGTGAAGGTAGCAACCTTTTCCTTAGCCATGCTAGCAACTTCACGGTCTAGTTGACGCAGCTTGCTAGCAACGGAACGTACAGTCTTGCCCAGGGCAGTAGCTGCGGCTTCTACGGATTCCACGGAAACGGGGGATGCAGAACCAACAGTAGCTAGCAGGGTTGCAACAGCTTCATCAGACCAGTTCTTGGCAACAGTTTTTTCAGTCATTTAAATTAGCTTTCAAAAAATCTTTAAGATTTGTGATTAGGGGGATACCGAGTTCGTCGGCTTTTTTACGTTTTGTGCTTCCTTTATCACCTTCGTCAACCAGATAGGAAAGTGTTTTTGTTACACTCTCTACTACTTTGTACCCTGCATTGTTAAGTGCAATTGTGGCTTCCGCCTTGGTTTTAAAAGAAGCTAGTTTACCAGTAATGCAGATACTTTTACCGTTATCTGCGTTGCTGGCGGTCCCAGAAGTCTTGAAGTCAAAGGGTAAAAACTCTCTTACTTCTTGGAATTCTGTCTCCAGCCAACTGATCAAATTGGCTGTAGCTTTATCTCCTAAACCTGCTTCTTTGCAGATTTCGGGAGTAATTTCGTCGATATGTTTAATTACTTGGCACAGTTTGGTACTTGCAGAGCTACCAATTAAAGGAATAGAAAAAGCAGCAAGAATTTTATCTAGCTTCGCAGAACGGGCTGCCTCAATCTCATCAAGGAGTTTAGCTGCCATCTTTTCACTACCAAGTGCTTCCGTAACATCATCTAGTTCCAGAAAGAAAATCTCAGTAATATCCGCCAGTTCAAGTTTTTCAACTGTTTTAGGCCCAAAGCCACGGATACCTAAGGTCTTCGTAAAATGCTCTACTTTTTTATTAAGCTGTGCTGAGCAGCTACTATTTCGACAAAAAAGTTGGTCGTTAATCAATTCCAGAGGCGATTGACAACATGGGCATTGTGTCGGAATTTCAATTTTCATAAATGCTTTTATCGCTGGAATATGTTATTATTATACTACAAAGTGTGGTGGGCTTCAAGTCTAAATTTTTAATGCCCGCTTTATAAGCTTCGTGGATTTTATCAAACATTCACTTTGTGAAGAATGCGCGGAATAATTTCACCGCTCCTGATAATGGCCACAGTATCACCAATCTCAATTCCAAGCATTTCAATAAAACCTGGATTATTCAGAGTAGCACGAGATACTGTCGCATCACCAACCATTACAGGCTCTAGAATGGCTACAGGGGTTACTTTTCCTGTTTTACCAACTTGCCACTCTACACTTAGAATCACAGTTTCTACAGCTTCTTGTCGCTCTTTAAGAGCGTAAGCTCCACGTGGATGCTTAGCTGTAAAACCCATTTCATCAAATAACTTGTTACTGTTTACTCGATATACAATACCATCACATGGATAAATATTGTGAATATCTGGTTCTTTAATAGTTGGGAATCCTTGAGATTTCAACCAAGCCATATCTTGATTATATGTATCAGTTTGATATGGATAGACACCATAGGCAAAAAACTCAATGGCACGGGTCTTAAATTCTGCGTTAGATTTCAAGTTGAGAGCACCAGCAGCATAGTTTCTAGCATTTTCAATATGCTTAGGAGCCGCTATTTCGCCAGTTACTTGAATTACTCCTTTGTGTGGAATCCTATGAGGCACAAATAGGGTAGCTAGTAACTTATCAGTAATATCTTGACCCTCAATCCCATCGCCCCTGGTAGCTGCTTGAACTAGCCATCCGTCGACATATAGGAGACTAATAGCAGCACCATCCAACTTGGGTGAACCACTAATATCAGATATGCCAGCAAGAGGATGTGCGCCCTCATCCTCGTAATGTTTTTGCAAGGAATACATTGCGTATGCATGTTTAACCTTATTGTTTTGTACCGCTGCGCCAACAGTATTATAGTTATTAATCTCTGCTAGACGATCAAATACGTCATCAGGGATAATTGGTTCACCTGCATAGTAGCGCTCGGCGGCGTGATCTAGATATTTAGTAATACTCATAGGGAATAAATGTGCCACACATATTCATCAACTTGCACAGTATCTATGTACTTTGCACCAGTAGGAACATGTTCCATAGACCTACCAGTACCTACGATATAGATATTAGTAATTTGCGTTTCTGTTTCTTCAGTATCAGTCTCAACCCAGATATTTAAAATACCATGCTGGAGCTGAGCACACAAAATTTTATCATCTACGCCTAATTCTAATAGTTGGACGGCGGAATAGCTAAGCGGATATTTATAAATTGTTCTCATATGCTTATTATACAACAAAAGCGGCTTAAGGTCAAGCTTGTTTTTCTGCTTCTATACAGTGCTTATTATATAGATCACGTAACACTACCTTGCCTTCCTCCTGAGCTACAATTTCTAATAGACCCTCAAGCAAGCTAGCAATGTTATTGATAGAGGCCTCCATGCTAACACCTTCTTTACTAGGAATGAAGTCACCCTCATAGCTTTGAAAGTACTTACGGACGTTTAGATAATACTTATCTTTAAACTCCGACACAGTTAGCTTCAATTGATAGAACTTATCATCATTCTGATAGATAAGCTTTTCGTAATGTAAGGTATCACTCATAGTATTTATTATTTTCGAGGTGGGCGCGGAGGTAGAATTCAAGCTCCACAAGTTAATTGGCCCGAATGTGATATCGGGCCAACTTAGGGTCAAATCTTAACTCCAAGCTCTCTCAAGTGTTGTAGACTTGCGAGTTCCTCTGCGGGTTGCCAAGCACATTGCTTCCACTTGTCCGAGAGTAGCCAGATTCTATAAATCCGTCCGTGGTGAGGGTGACTTGACTCAACGTCAATTCTCGCTGTACTGTCGTACCTAGCGCTGTATACAACTTCGCCAATTTCGAAATGGTCTCGGACAGCTGCATCCGGAATGAGTTCCGGAGTGAAGTAGTTGTTACCGCTAGCTCGGATAGGGACTGAGTGTTTAGCCAAAATGTTTTTGACGAAAACAGCGCTGCGATAGGTTGCTTTCGAGATCGAATCAACTGTGCTTCCTTCGAGATACTGTCCAATAATGAATACCACTTCGTCATTGCTTGGCGGTTTGCCGCGGAGTTCCGCGCGGCGTTTTGCATCACGAGCTTTTTTCTCTTTGAATTTTTCAAGAATAGTTCCTAGTCTAGTCGTGTTGTACGCCATTCCTAGAAATTGACAACACTCTTTTTTAGTCCAAGGTTTATGTTCAGAACCTTCTGGAGGTTCCAACATGCTAATGACTTTTGCAATATTTGCATCTGTCATTCGTTCTTCTTCTAGTGCGCTTTTACGAGTTGCCATAGGATTTGGTATCTTAGGTAGTGTAGTTCTATACATCTAGCACGAAGAATATTAAGTGCTGCTTGATCCTGATTTTCAACCTTAGGAAGAAGTAGCAGCTTAAATTTTTCGTTCAATGCATCTAATTCGTCAATAGTATCTTGCCAGGTCATAAACGCAAAAAGGCAGCACAAGGCTGCCTTTACTTATTTTGCGGCCAAAGAGACTTCGTCATACCAGCGTTGAACTAGATCGCCATGAGCGTCACGGTGTTCAACACAATACTGGTTATTTTCGCTACGAGCGTACTCGCAACGAGCAAGCACAACACCACTTTGGGTCGTGCTAACGATATCTACTTTGTCATTTAGATTGAATTTAAGCATTTAGTACTTTTACAAAATATGCGGCTGCTTTACCGGTCAACTTGGACAGAATGTCTTCGTCAATTTCACCACCTTTAGCGGTGATAGCTGCCTTCAGTTCTTCGATTTGTGATTCTTTGCTAACGCGCTTTGCACCTTCACCGGTCTTAGCAGTAGTCTTGCTGGTACCAGTTGCGGCTTCCTTCTTAACGTAAACACCAGCCTGAACTAGCACCATACGTACACCGTTAGGGCTTTGTTCCAGTTTTTCTGCAATGTCTTTAATCAACTCGGTTGAGTTATCAGGAGTAGGTTCTCCATCTTCATACATTTGCTTCGCTTGTGCTTTTAGTTCGTCGGTCCATGCCATATTTAAATTTTCCTAATTGAGTGGTGCCCCTGGAGAGAATCGAACTCCCACCGGATGCTTACAAGGCAACTGCACGACCGTCATGCTACAGGGGCTTAATTTGTTTAGATTTTTTCAGTTCTAACGCCGATCATCTTACCAGGTTTAAACATCCGGTAACGATGAGCTAGGTCGTAAGTGTTATTAAGGACAATCAAATCCTCAACATATTTTGCATGTAGTTCTTTTAGTGCAACAATGTATTCTGCCTGGGATTCTGGATCAAGCTCTGAAATATCAGTACCTGCATACATTGTGCCAGGGGAAACTTGCACTACTAAAGTACGTTCCTGAAAGCCATTGCTTCCTTCGTACTCAAAGGTTAGAACTTCCATTTAAAAATGCCTTTAACGTCTTTGAAGAATCTATTATACGCTGTTTGACCATCGTTGTCAAACTAAAAATTTTAATCGCCTTTTTGTGTAATGCCTTGAACAACCTTTTCAGGCATTCCAGGTACAAAAATAGCGAAGAAAGTAAATGGAGCAGTTAACCATGATACTGCGAACATGGATAGGTATGCCAAGAACTTATGCTTAAAGATTGCATCATCTGGCGTACTACGCAGCTGATGAATCGCTGGTCGCATGATTTCATAACATGCAGACAGAGCCACCGAAGTGGCAAAGATGATATATAGAACTAACCCTGACATCAAATAGTCAATCCTTTAGCGTTGGGGTGTACATACTCTCCATGAGTCTTCATACGAGCCTTCAAGCTAAACATTGCTTTATTTGAGATACCTTCCATAACTTCCTTTGGAAGCTTGAAGTTAGAAGCATTAGACTTCAGGGACTGCATTGCATCCGATGCAGTCTTAGGATTACTGCTAAGAATGTCTTGATTGAAGTGACCACAGAAGGAAACAAAACGCTTAGCCAGCGCAATACCACTGTGACTCCAACCGTTGTTACCAGGGGTACGACGACGGTAACGAATATCAAGAAGCGCTTGCTTAACTTGTTCGTTATTGGGTTGAAGTTTCAGCTGACGTTCTAGCTTAATCTTGCGATTCTTCGCTTGCTTATTGCTAGATTTGTACGCACTGTAGTAACCTTCTTGAGACTTACTGGAACCTTTTTTAGCCATTTAGTTGCTTTCGGAAATAATAACTTCTGCACAGCCTTGAGCTACGAAACCTGCTGCATGCATGTTTTCATCAAGTTCTTCTACTTCTTCCATGAGATCATTGAAACGATCTTGCAGACCAATTGCATTATCCGCTGCAATGATCATTTCCTGGAGATGTTCCTGATCCACGGGTAGAATACGACCGGTAACATCAGTAATTCGTACATGACCTTCGGCCAAGTTAACTTCCATGTAGAAGTACCAATACTGTCCAGCAAAGAAAAATGCGCCTTGGGTCTCAGCTACGTCCTCAGGAGTCATGAGCCCAAAATAAAAATGCTTAATCATTAATGCCTTAATGCGTTGTGTAAAATGTAATTATATAACAATTTGATTATACATTCAAGTGTATAATTTTGAAACAAAAACACCACCTAGAAGGTGGTGTTACTTGCTTAACCTGGCAGTTTGAAAGGCAACACAGCAATGTCACCGCTGACAAATACTGGAACTGCCTTGCCTTGAGCAGAGTCAAGGCACATTACCCAATAGGCATTGCTATTGTCCGGAGTAAACAGACCGTTAGGTTCTGCTTGAATCACAGTACCAAAAGACTGACCGTTATCGCGCACAACCTTATCTGGTGAAGTGAACCCTGTAGCGTCGTTGATCGGATAACCGAGGGACGGACATAGGTATGCAGGCTTACCAGTTGCTTGTGCAACGATGTAGGTATGAGTCATGAAACCTTCCTGGTCTCGAAGCTCAAGAATCATTTTCAGCTGACGCTTTTCACGGAAATTGCGAATAGCAGGCAGACCAATTTGGTTCACACCTTCCATCAGAACTTTTTCTTGACGCTCGGCCTGTACCTGGTCGCTAGGTTTGTTATTTTCAACACAACCAGCCAGAGCAAGAACGGAAAGGGCAATTAGAGCAAGTTTTTTCATGAGCAGTTAAGTCCGCAGAAGGAATAGTTTTTAAGAGCAGGAAGTGCGACAGAAGCGATGATACCAATAATTGCAATAACAATCATCAGTTCAATAAGGGTGAAACCCTTACTTAGTTTGCGTAGCTTGTACATTTAGCGTGTAAAGAAAAGTTTGTAGGTCTGGAGGAATAGCATCTGACGGAACACCAGCTGCTTTGTGAAGAATCACACCAGCTAGAGCCGGTTGCAATGCTGGATCAGCTTTGATGTATTGAATCTGGAGACTGCGCAATTCTTGCGCCATACCGTCGCGATAGGCTTTGCTAGTTTCAAATGTATTACGTCGAACTTCCTCAAATTTAGGGTCAAACACAGCCTTCTTGAACAGAAGCTGAGTAGTACCCAACCAACCAACTGCGGATATGGCTATCAATCCGCCAACAACCCAACCAGCGATTTTCCAATTTTCTTTTGTATTTTGTTTCATATATTTTGGTGCACTAACTAAGAATTGAACTTAGACTCCGTCGATTATGAGTCGACCGCTTTACCATTAAGCTATTAGTGCT